CCGTTGCGTATCCCTGCCTGGCTGGGGTGGCGTCGCCGGCTGCGGGGCCTGGAGGCGGTTCCGGAGCGTTACCGGCTGCAGTTCCTGCTGCTCGCGAGCTCGAGGCTGCCGGGTGGGTCGCCTGAGGATGTCGCCGGGCTGGCGGGGCGGCTGGCCGCGCGGGTGCGGATCCCGGCTGCGCTGCTGAAGCTGGAGAACCCGGACCGGCTGGACGCGTGGTTCCGTGACCACCGCGACGGCATCGTGTCGCTGCTGGATGAGGTGGCGGCGTAGATGGCCAGCCTGATCGGGAAGGCGATCCGCAACCAGGGCAGTCCGGGCCTGCCGGTGCCTTTGGGCGCGTCCGGGTATGCGGCGCTGCCGGGGACGGGATCATCGCGGGGGAACCGGGACGTGGCGTTCCTGCAGGCCTACTGCAAGCAGGGAACTGTCTACGCGAACGCGGGGTTGCTGGCGTCGGGGACGGCGGGACCGCGGTGGAACCTGTACCGGCAGGACAAGCAAGACGGACGGCAGCGGTACACCACCAGCGATAAGGGCTCTGACCAGCGGGTTCAGGTGGTGCAGCATCCGGCGCTGGCGCTGCTGAACGCGCCGGGGCAGCTGACGGTGAACGGGCAGAAGATGACGTTCTTCTCCCGGTTCCGGCTGTTCGAGGTGTCCCAGCTGTACATGGAGCTGACAGGGAAGTCGCACTGGGTGATTGACCGGGTCGGCACTATGCCGGTCGGGATCTGGCCGGTGCGGCCGGACCGGATGACGCCGGTGCCGGATTCGAAGACGTACCTGAAGGGCTGGATTTACGACTCGCCGGACGGCACGGAGCGGATCCCGCTGCAGCCGCAGGACGTGATCTTCAATTGCTTCCCTGACCCGGAGAACCTGTTCGGCGGCACGGGCTGGGTTGAGCCGGTCCTCGCTGAGATCGAGGGTGCCCGGTACGCGGCGGAGTGGAACCGGAACTTCTTCTCCAATTCGGCGCGGCCGGATGGTGTCATCCAGACGGACAAGCGGCTGTCGGATGAGGAGTGGGATGAGCTGACTGCGCGGTGGCGGGAAACGCACCGCGGTGTCGCCCGCGCCCACCGGGTGGCTGTGCTGGAGGCCGGCGCGACGTGGGTCGCCACGTCCACGAGCCCGAAGGACATGGACTTCGCGAACCTGCTGTCGACCGGCGCGGACCGGATCCGTGAGGGCGCCGGGATGCACAAGGTGATGACCGGGGTCACCGAGGACGTCAACCGGGCGAACGCGCAGACCGGCGAGGAAGTGTTCGCGTCGTGGAAGATCAGCCCGCGGCTGGACCGCTGGTGGGACGTCCTGAACACCCAGTACCTGCCGATGTTCGGCACTGTCGGCGCGGGCGTCGAGTTCGATTACGTGTACCCGGCGCCGGTGAACCGGGAGCAGGACAACCTTGAGCTGACGGCGAAGGCCACGGCGGCGTCGCTGCTGATCGGTGCCGGCCTGGTGTCGTCGGATGTGCTGACGGCGGTCGGGCTGCCGCCGATGAAGGACGCGCCGAAGCCGCCGCCTAGCGGTTTGCCGCCGGGCACGCCCGGTGCGGGCGGGATGGGCGCCCCGGCTGCGGTTCCGGGCGAGTCCGGGCAGGGCGGCGATGCGGAGAACACGCTGCGTGACCTGCGGGTCCGTGCGGGCTGGGATTCGCCGGCGTGGGACGAGCTGGACCGGATGCGGCAGCAGGCCGTGTGGAACATGGCAGGTGCGCGATGAGGCATGTCTACCCGCTGAAATGCCAGCTCCGGAACGAGGGCCAGGTCACCAGGGTCGATGTGTATGACGACATCGGGGAGGGCGGGTTCTTCTCCGAGGGCCTGTCGGCGAAGGGGTTCGCGGCGCAGCTGCGGGGCGTGAAGGGCGCGCTGGAGGTGCACATCAACTCTGGCGGCGGGGACGTGTTCGACGGCATCGCGATCGGTAACGCGATCCGCAAGCACAAGGGCGCGGTGACCACCGTCAACGACGGCGTGGCCGCGTCGATCGCCAGCGTGATCCTGCAGGCCGGTCAGGACCGGGTGGTTGAGCCGGGGTCGATGGTGATGGTGCATGACGCGTTCGGTCTCTGTGTCGGCAACGCGGCCGAGATGGCGAAGATGACCGAGGTCCTGGACAAGAACTCCGACAACATCGCGTCGATTTACGCCGAGCGGGCCGGGGGCAGCCCTGCTGACTGGCGGGCGACGATGAAGAACGAGACCTGGTACACCGCTGATGAGGCCGTTGAGGCCGGGCTGGCGGACCGGGTCGGCGAGGGTGCGGCTGCCCTGCCGGACGGGCTGGAACTGGCGGCGTTCGAGTCGCTGCCGGGCCGGATCGCGGCGGCGATGCGGTCACTGCCGGCGGTCGTGAACGCCGACGGTAATCACGCGCCGCTGACCGGCACTCACAAGCATGCTCACCCGGCGTACGGGTCGCAAGGCGGTGACGCCATGCACTCGCATGAGCACACTCACGGCGGCGATAGCGGCCCGGACGCCAGCCACTCCCACAGCCACGCTGAGACTGCGGAGGATCGTGCGGTGCGGCTGGCCAACGCGGCGTGTGACCCGGACGGCGACGGTGACGACGACTCGACACCTGAGGGTGATACCGACCACGACTACTGGGACGCCGACGGCAACCAGATCCAGGACCTGCCCGGCCGTCCCATGCCGAAGAAGGGCACGCTGACCGAGCAGATCCGCGCGATCGTCCGCGAGGAACTCGGCATCCGCGACGCGGGCAAGTACAAGCAGGACGACCGTGACCGGATGGCCAAGTCCGGTCAGGCCATGCCCGACGGCAGTTACCCGATCGCTGACGAGGAAGACCTCGACAACGCGATCCATGCGGTCGGCCGCGGCGGCGCCGACCACGACGCGATCCGCCGCCACATCATCAAGCGCGCGAAGGCGCTCGGGCTCTCGGAGAAGATCCCGGACAACTGGAACGCCGACGGGTCACTGCAAGACCCCGGTAACCACGCAACGACAAGCGTCTCCGGCGTGCTCACGCCGGAGCAGATCAGGGCAGCTCTGAGAGGAGCGACGGAATGACAGGGATAGCGATCCCCGAGACCTCAGAAGAGCTCGAGGAGCTGCTCAACGACGACGGCCGGATGGCTGACATTTTCGCTGAGGGCAGGCTGGCGGAATTCAACCGGGCCTACATGAAGAAGTCTCTCACCAAGGCCCGCGCCGACCTGGTTCCGCAGATGCGGGAGCAGATGGCCACGGGCTGGCAGGAGTTCCTGCGTGACCAGTCGGAGAAGGGTTTCCGGCCGCAGGGCGGCGTCGGCTGGCACGACGGCAAGCTGCAGGGCCTCGGCTCCGGGCTGACGGCCCGCGGTGCACGCGCAGTCGCCCGGTCCCGCCGGGTGGATGCCGCATTCCAGGCCGACAAGCAGCAGCTGTTCAACCCCAATGCGCTCGGCGCGAAGCTGAACGAGGAGGAGTACGCGGGGTCACTGGGCGCGTTCTCCTACGCCGTGTACAAGGCCGAGCTGGATGCCAAGGACCAGGGTGACACTGAGAAGGTCCAGCGGCTGCAGGCGTTCAAGCGGAAGCTGTCCAACGCCCTGTCCGAGCGCATCCCTGCCGAGGGCGGGTTCCTCGTCCCCGAGGACCTGCGGTCCGAGATCCTGATGGTTGCCCTCGAAACGGCCGTGGTGCGGCCGCGTGCCAGGGTCATCCCGATGGACTCGCTGCGGGTCCCGCTGCCGATGATCGACGACACGAGCCACGCCTCCAGCGTGTACGGCGGGGTCGTGGGCTACTGGACGGAGGAAGGCGCGGCTCTCACCGCGTCGGCGCCGTCGTTCGGCCGGCTGGTCCTGGAGGCCAAGAAGCTGACGGCCTACACCACCATCCCGAACGAGCTGCTGCAGGACGCGGTGACGCCGCTGGACACCTGGTTCAACATGTTCTTCCCCCGGGCGATCGCGTGGTTCGAGGACGTGGCGTTCATCGGCTCCTCGACGACCGGCACCGGGGTGGGTGAGCCGCAGGGTTTCCTGAACGCCCCGGCCGCCATCAAGGTCGTGCCGAACAGCGGCGCCGACTCCGGCATCTTCCAGTTCGTCGACATCGCGACGATGTACAGCAGGATGTGGCCGGCCAGTCTCAACTCGGCTGTGTGGATCTGCTCCCCGGACGTGCTGGTCTCGCTGATGCAGCTCGCCGTGACTGCCAGCACGGGCTCGTCCCCGACCTACACCACGGTCGCCCCGCCCGGATGGCTCCAGATCGACCAGGGCGCGACGGCCTACCCCGGCGGCGGCGGCGGCGACGGCGTCAACTACCGGCTGCTCGGCCGGCCGCTCATCGTCTCGGAGAAGATGCCGTCGATCGCTGCGGCCAACACCACCACGGCGGGTGCGCTGACGTTCGTCGACCTGGACTACTACCTGCTCGGCGACCGGCAGACCATG